CAAATGGGTCAAATCCTAAATTATCTACATCAATAACAACTTTTCTTTTGTTGAATTCAGTAGCGCCAGTTGGCGAAAATTGGAACATGATTTTAGATTGTTGTGGGTCTGTACCTGCTTGAAGTCTAAATGATGATTTAGAGTTATATCCAGTGTCAAACCCTTTTAGATTTTCTCCTGCGCTATCTTCTGTTAGCAAAAAACCTTTTTCACAATGAATAAGCAAATTCCAATTTCTATCCATTAATTTAGATAGATTATTGTCAAAACAAGTTGAGCGGTCATAAGTAAATGAATACTCTGGTTTGCCAACTCTAATATCTGATTTACTTCCGATACTTGATGTAGCGGTTTCATTTTCTGGTGTATTTTGCTCAAAGTTAAATATTTGACCTAGTGGCACAATATCTCCTGACAAAATATAATTATTATATGCTGTTTTCATTTGAGTATTAGTTAGAGTTTTTGCAAACTTAACTTTTTTTGAAGTCAAAGAAACACCATAAACATCTCCTAAAGTTTTAAGGTCGCAGTCTGAAACTCCTAACCCTAAAATTTCATTCAGCAAGCAAGCTGAAATATAAGTATTTATCATTTTTTTATTTTTATTAAATTATACAATTCGGTCTTATTCCTAAATTATTTAGAAATATAATTCTTGCATCAACTACCTGAATAGTTATGCCTTTTTGATTTGATTTTTGGTTTAATCCCTGAAAGTTTAAATCCGTATCTTTGATACCATAATTAGGCTCATCAGCAAACGGAAGCCCAAAACGATTTTCTTTTATATTCACGAATTTATTTTTACTCAACACTTTATTAACTTCATTATAAAGAGGTGTTAAGTAAGTTTTGTAATTTTTGTCGTATCGTTCTGAATTCATCATGTTTACATCTGATAAAGCAAATAATATTAATTGGCTGTTTACTTCAAATTCATCTTTACTTATTGGTGTTGTCTTGTTTAAAACATACCAAATCAAAGGGAATGTTTGAGTATTTTTATGTGAAAGTACCCAAGCGTTTAACTCTTTTTGGTCACCGTAGTGTGTAGTTACAGCAATACCACCAATAGTAATGTCTTTAAATATTTCCTTTAAAGCTTCGCCAATTTCAATCATAGCCCTAACCTATTTTGATATTCTAAATACCCTGCTGGCACGTTTGGATAATCCGTTTCGTTATCTTTTAAAAACTGCAAATAACTAACGTAACCTGTTTTTTTACAACCTTGAAAATAATCTACAAAGGTTATATTATCAAAATAAGTTACTCTTTTGTAATTTGTATTTTCGCCTTGATACATCGTTACAAAATCATTCCAAATCTCTACTAGATGAGGCGTAGCATCCAAATTAACGCTATTTTTAGCTTCTAATGTTATTCTACCTAAAGAACTATTTGAACCAGCGTCAAAATGGTTTAAATACACGAAATTAGCTAAAATAGAGGCTTTATAAGTTCCCTCTGTATATTTTAAACCTTTCCAAGTATATTCTACACCATCTTTAGTATAAGTGCATCCGTTTAATAGATTTTTCCACTTTTGGGGAGCTCCTGTATCTAACTCCCCATCAGTGGTATTATCTTTCAGGTCTTCGTATAACAAATTTCCTAAAGTTTCTTGCAAAAATTGACTAACATAGAAATCAATAGACTGCTCTAATTCAATAGATGCGTCACTTGTCGGCTCATTCGTATTAGGAATATGCAGTTTTTTAATAAAATATGTTTTGTCAATGTATAGCATTACTTTTTAGATTTATTTGTTTTAACTGGTTTTTCTTTAGCCTCTTTTTCGCTATAAACTTGTGCTACTCCTAATTTTATAAAAATATTAGAAATATCTTTACTAAAAGTTTTTACTTCGCCTTTTTTGTTTGTTTCATAATCAGAAGTAAATTCTATTTTTTTATCGTTTTTAGCCATTTTTTAATTAATTAAGATGCTAAAGTTGCTAAAGCCGCATCGATGTCTGTACATTTTAAGAAGCCTGTTTTATCTACATTTCTAATTAAGAATAGTAAACGTTTTCTAGCTTTTATAGTCATCATATCTTCAACTGCTTGAGCATTGATATAAACTTTAGACAAAGTTAATCCGCCTTTTTCGTAAATAGTACCAAAACGAGAGTCTCCAACTACTAAAGTATTATCTGCTAAATTATTATCTTCTACAATTGTTAATCCTGCAATTGTACCTGTATTAGCATCAAACATATAGTTGTTGTTACCATCTTTTTTAAGCATATATTGGTCAATTACATCTGAATTAGCCGCTACAAAGTCTGGTTTGTATTTAGAACCTCTTGTTTTAACAATAGCAGTTCTCATTTTTCTAACCAAATCTTTTATGTTTGCATCAGTTATCCCACTTGCAACTGCTGTATATGCTGGTGCATAAGTAACTAATCCAGTTAGATTTTCTCCTGTACCTGCTCCTACTGCAATTTGGCTATCAACTTTTGTTTCAACGTTTGTTTCGATAAACATTTCTAATTCAGCTGCTGCACTTGCTTCATCTTCTCCAAATTCTTCTGAAACTGGCAAAGTATCACCGATTTTTTTCAAATCAACGGAATATTTAGCAAATTTTGCAGTAGATTCTGGAAAAGCATCCCCCTCTGCAACCATTGTTGCCGCTCTTACAGTTGTAGCTTCATCCCAATCGTGATAAACAACTTTACCAGCATCATCACCATTACCTAGATTTACTTTTCTGAAAATATCATACAAAGCTCTAAGTTTTACACCAAGTTGTCCAATTGTAGTCAATTTGTTTTGGCTAGCTGAATTTGTAATTGAAGCTCTAACTGTATCAGCTTTTAAAACAATTTCTTTGCCAACTTCACCTTTTACTAAACCTGTAATTTCAGATTTTCTTTGTTTAACCTCATCAAAAAGAGTGATAGGTTTTTCATTTTCAACTGACTTCATTTTATCAGCAATTTGATTTTCAATTTCAGCGGTTAAAAAAGTTTTTAAAGCCTCTTGCCCTGCTGTCATTTGTTCTTTTACCTCATCGGTAATTGTTGTTTTTAAAAGAGCATCCTCATGCGCTTTCATTTCTGATTTGTATTGGTCTAACTCTGCTGGAGTTAGCTTTTCCAATTCTTCTGTTTTTTTGTAAATAAACATTGTTTTTAATTTTAAATTATACTTAATTTTCTTTTCTCTTGCACTTCTACTGTGCTTTGGCTTTGAGTGTCTTCTGACGGCTCTTCTTTTGAAGTGTTATCAACGGCTTCAATTTCTTTATTTTCTAAAGTAGGGGTTGCCGAGTTTGAACCCATAACAACCGCACTACCCTCTATAATTTTTGCTTCTTTAACTACCCAAAAATAACCACGTTCATCAGCTACTTCTTTGTTAGCTATGATTGGATAATACTCATCCCATAATGCTTTGTATTCCTTGTCATATTCCGCTTCTGTATTTATTGCTAATTCTAATTGAACATAACGCATACCTACTGAATGGTTTTTTACCCAACCATTAGCATATTGATTGAGCATAAATTCATTACGCTTCTTTTCAATTGTGCTTTCAAATATTAATGCTTCTGTTTTTCCTTCATAAGGCAATCCTAACTGCTTCCAAGTCATTGATTGAACGTAGCCTTTAGCAGTATCAGTTATGACTTTGTCAAAGTCTCTTTCGTGTTCTTGTAGGTGCAAAAACGTAGCATTATCTTTTACTGATTTGTTCCAAATTCCATTAACATGAACATCGCCATGACTATCTAAAAAGTTAGTTGTATTGATTACAACTTTTACGTTTAAAGTTTCAGGATTTTGTATTTGCCCCTGCATATCCTCTTTAGTTGTATCAATTTTTACAGAAGTATCCAAATAACCAAAAGAAACCGCATCAGCATTTTTAGTAACTGACTTTTTAATAGAAGTTAGTTCTTTCTTATTTTCTATTAATGCTTTAAATAATTCCTCTTTTGTTTGGAATTCTTTATTAGGAAATTCTAATACTTTTATCATTTCTTCACAATTTTATCATTCGACAATATATCTTTTCTTTTCTCTAATTGTTTACGCAATTCTGGAGAAATATCTTTTTTTGATAGCAGTTTTTCTATTTCTTTAATATCCATTGCTATATAATGTTTTTAGTTCATTGCTAATATCAACACCTAATTCATTAGCCAATTTTAAGTTTTCTAACTTTAACTTAATCTGGTCTTGCT